TGGGAAGGCATACAAAGTCTTGCCACTTGGATTTGGGACAAGGTTTCTGGCTGGGCGTCGGATTTGTGGGACGGCATTTGCGATTTCTTCGGAATACATTCCCCGTCACGAAAGATGGCGTGGATTGGCGACATGATGATGGAGGGCTTGGCTGGCGGTATTGATGAAAAAGCAGGCGAAGCAATCGACGCAGCGACGGATATGTCGAAGGATCTCAACAATGTGTTCAACGACCTCTCGGCAGATTTGTCAACGGCGTTACCCGAAAAAATCGATGTGAATAGCAGCATAAGCAGCGCAGGCGGAACACTCGCGGACAGCGGATTTATACTGCAGCTTAACATCACAAACTTCAACAATTACAGCAGCGAGGACATCACCGAACTCACGCAGGAGATTATGGCAACGGCTGGTGCATACGCGCAAAGAAAAGGAGTGGTATTTGCATAATGAATTACTTTGAATATAACGGAATACGCTCCTCGGACATGTTCGTGAGGATCAGCAAAAAGACAATATTCTCCGCTCCGAAGTACGACCTTACATTTCAGTCGATACCAGGGCGAGATGGCGAACTTATTTCACCTAACGGTCGGTTTCCGAATGTCACTATTTCGTACACATGCTTTATTCCCGCAAGAAGCATCGAGCAGCTGGCGGACAGGATAACGGCAGTCAAGAATTGGTTGTACACAGAACCCGACCGATACCATACACTTGCGGACAGCTACGACACGAAGTTTTTCCGCAAGGCAGTATTCAACAACAAACTGGATATCGCAGACGAATGCAACAGGATAGGTACTTTCACGGTAAACTTTAGTTGTCAACCGATGCGATATTCGTATGCAGGACAGCAAAAAACAACTTACACGGCATCGGGATTTGTGCTGACAAACCCGTACCCGTTTGCAGCAAAACCGTACATTCGCTTAAACGGCAGAGGTACGGGAACGCTGACAATCCAGAGCGCAGGAAATAATGCGGTCTGGACTTTCAAGACGCTGGACGGATACACGGAATGCGATTCGGAACTCATGAATTTTTATCAAGGAACCGAACTGAAAAATGACACCGTAACAGGTGAAGGTTTCCCGTGCTTCTACCAAGGATCAAACGCCGTTGCCTTTGACGGCGGCATCACCAGCGTCGAAATTATCCCGAGGTGGAAGACGGTATGATACCCGTTCTCTATAAGGCGGATGCAACCGATTTTTCCACCTATGGCATCGGCGCACTTACGGACACAATATCCTGCGTCGTAACCGAGGAACGAAACGGCGCATACGAATGCGTACTGAAATACCCGATTACAGGAGCGCACTACGCAGAAATACGCCGAGAGCGTCTCGTAAAGGCTAAACCGAACGACACATCTAAAAACCAGATGTTCCGCATATACCGCATGACGAAACCCATCAACGGTATCGTAACAATTTACGCGCAGCACTTGTCGTATGACCTTACGACAATAGCAACACCGGCATGGGAACAGGCAGCGATAACACCGCAGCTTGCGATCGAGCATGCATTCGAAGCAGCGCTCACACCGCATCGCTTTACTTTCCGCACAGACTACACGGCACCGAAGGACTTCAGCATAAACAAGCCGAAAAGCATTCGTGCCGTTCTCGGAGGCGAAGCAGGCTCGCTGGTTTCGCTGTGGGGCGGCGAATTTGAGTGGGATAACTACACAGTAATTCACCATCAAGGACGCGGCACTTCGACAGGCGTCGTCATTGAGTACGGCAAGAACCTCACCAAGCTGGAGCAGGATGCGGATATCACGGGCGTGTATACGGACATGTTGCCATATGCGGTTATAACCGACCTCGACGGAAACGAAACGGTAGTCACACTCACCGAGCAAATCCTACCTATCAGCGACAGCACGCTGGTACAGAGGAAGACACTCATCAAGGATTTTACCGATTCATTCGGCATGGACGATGTCATAAACGAGGAAGCGTTAAGAACAAAGGCACAGCGATACCTCGAAAATAATCCTCTCGGAGTGGAAACACCGACGCTGAAAGTGTCGTTTGAACCGCTCTGGAAACAACCAGAATACGCAGCGGTGCTGGAGCGTGTTTCGCTTTGCGATCGCGTTACAATCAAGCATAGCGAACTCGGCGTAAAAGCCACAGCAAAGGTAGTGACAACCGAATACGATACGCTAGCGGAAAAGTATATTTCCATCACGCTCGGCTCGGTCAAAAACTCACTTCTCAATACCGTTGCAGATGCACAGAGTGCAGCGAACAACGCACAGGAAAAAGTAGACCGTCTTCCCAGTCTCATGAATACGGCGATACAGAATGCGACGCAGCTGATAACGGGACAAAGAGGTGGCTATGTTGTTATGCACACGGAGAGCGAAAGCGGCCAGCCGTATGAATTGCTTGTGATGGACGCACCGAAGCTGGAAGACGCTGTAAATATCTGGCGATGGAATGTCAGCGGGCTTGGTTTTTCTTCACACGGGTACAACGGACCCTACGAAACCGCTATCACCGCAGACGGACAAATCGTGGCGGATTTCATTACATCTGGAACTCTGGTGGCGAACATCATCAAGGCAGGAATTCTCTCGTCACAGGATGGCTCGTCGTACTGGAATCTGGAAACGGGAGAGGTCGTGTTGCGGGCATACGCAACAACCGAATCGGTGGAAGAAACGAACACCCGCATCGACGAAATCAACGAACAGAAGATGTACCGACTGGTGATCAGCAGCACCAACGGGAACATTTTCAAAAACAACAATATCAGTACAACGCTGTACGCGACAGTATTCTCATGGGATGAGAACATTACCGATACACTCGACCCGAACCAATTCGTCTGGACGCGTGTGTCGGATGACGCGGAGGCGGATAAAAAATGGAATGACGCGCATTACGGCGGCAGCAAATCCATAGAACTCACAAACGAGGATGTGCATATACGCGCAACTTTCTTTTGTGACCTCATAGACACCACAACCCGACAAAGCTTGTTGGGTTAATTATTTTGAAAAGGAGACAAAAATGAGCAAAGCACAGGGACAATTCACAATTATCGATTACAATGACGCCCTCACGCTGACGGGTTACATTGGATCGAATCTGGCGAAAACGCAGATGTTTAACCCCGATAACGGCAGTTACACGCCCGACTGGCGCGCCACCAATCTGGTACTTACACCCAGTCTTTATGTGATCGGTACAACGACCGATCAGATTACTTCGGCAGCGGTCACTTCGGTAAAGTGGTTCATCGGCAACAGCACGACAGCCCTTACAACTGGCGGCAACTATGCGTTGAGCGGTACCAAGAGCCACATTCTTACCGTCAAGAGCAATGTAATGGCAGGACTTACGGGTATCGATTACAGATGCGTTATCACTTATAAGGACGCATCGACGGGACTCTCCATTACTCACCCGCTTACGATTTCGTTCAGCAGAGTCGTAAACGGCGGCGGTATCGTCGACCTTCTGGTCACCACGCCCGATGGTAATGTGTTCAAAAACACAGAGGTGGCGACGCTCACAGCGAAAGCTGAACTTTGGCGCGGCTCGACGGTAGACACCACAAATGTAACTTACAAGTGGGCGATCATGGATGCATCGGTATCCAGCACCAGTTCAACTGGCTATGACGCAGCATTCGGCACAGGCTGGAGGAAGTTATCCGATACCACAGGTATGTACACGGGAACGACCACGGCGACAATCACAATTTACGCAGCAGCGGTGGAAAGCTATGCTGTATTCCGTTGTGTAGCAACCGACTCGGATAGTTCGTCTAACACCTACAACAGTAAATTCACCGATGTGGCAACCTTCATCGATAACAGCGACCCGATTCAAGTGGTCATCACTTCCACGGGCGGCGATGTATTCAAAAACGGTCAAGGATCCACGACTCTCAAGGCGGTAGTTTACCAGGCAGGCGCGGAAATCGATGCAGACGGTAAAGGTACTTACACTTGGACGAAATACAACAAAGACGGTGCAATCGATACCAGCTGGGGAACGAGCGGCACAAAGACCGGCAAGACGCTTGCCGTATCTAACACGGATGTAACGACGAAAGCCACCTTCATGGTCGTAGTCACCGTATAAAAAGGAGGCGATAAGATGCGGGCGCAGGCACAATATACAATCCACACGCTCAACGATGTGGTAACTTCCAAGACAGCACCTGCATCGCCTTACCTCGGACAGTTATGGGTGGATACTTCAAAGTCTCCGCCCGTAACGAAGGTCTGGAACGGCAGCGCTTGGAAGGAACAAAACGGTACAGATACGCTACGCAGCAGCATCAGTACGGTTGAGACGAAGGCGGCGAAGCTGGAAACGAACCTCAATGGGCTGACAAGCACCGTATCTTCGCTGACGAAAACGGTGGAAACCATCGAAGGCGATACAGAGGAAGCAAAGGAAAACATACTCGATTTGCAGTCGAATGTTTCGACGCTGGAACAAACGGCCACCGATATTGAACTGCGCGTTACGCAAAACGAGACGGATATATCCTCTCTAACGGTTACTGCTTCGGGACTTACCTCCCGCGTTAGCAGCGCAGAAGGAAAAATAACGACACTCACGACTTCGGTCAACGGGCTAAAGACACGCGTTACAAACGCAGAAGGCGACATCACTTCGCTGGAGCAGTCGGTCAGCAGCATCACAACCCGTGTAACGAATGCCGAGGGAGACATAAGCTCGCTGGAACAAACGGCAACAAGTCTTACGACGCGCGTAACAAACAGCGAAGGCAAAATCACCACGCTGACAACCGATATAAGCGGACTGAAAACAAGAGTGACAAATGCCGAAGGTGCAATCAGTTCGCTGGAACAGACAGCGGAAAGCATTGAGGCAACGGTAACAAGCAAGGCAGACGCGTATGGCGGCGATTCCGATTCGTTTAGCTGGGAACTCTCAACAAGCGGATTTTATCTGTATTCTAACGGCGTAGAGGTAATGTCGGTAACCGATAGTGGTCTCACTCTTTCGGGCAGCGTTTACGCGAATTATGGTGAACTGTATGAGATGACTATAACAGGTAGATTGTACTTCGGCGGCAACGGCGAATACTACATCGACCCGAACTACGATGACGGATCATACTACATTTGGCTTCCAGGATTCCGCGTAGATGACGCATCGGGCGCAGTTTTCAGCGGAAAATTGTCCGCGCCCAGCGGCACGATCGGCGGCTTCACCATAAATAGCAGCGCGATATATAAAACCAAGACATCATACAGCAGCACGACAGCAGGCGTGTACATTGGCACAGACGGCATCGGACTTGGCGCAGGCACATTCTATGTGACAAGCGCAGGCGCACTCACAGCCAAAAGCGGTAATATCGGTGGTTTTACAATCGGCACAACGAGCATCTACAAAACAAAAACTGCGTACAGCAGCACAACGGCAGGCGTGTATATCGGTACAGATGGTATCGGTCTTGGCGCAGGAACATTTTATGTAACCAGCGCGGGCGCACTTACAGCGACAAGCGGCACCATAGGCGGCTTCACAATCGGCAGCAGCAGTATTTACAAAACCAAAACCGCATACAGCAATTCGACTGCAGGAGTGTACATCGGTACTGACGGCATCGGTCTCGGTGCTGGAAAATTCTATGTAACCAGCGCAGGAGCAATGACCGCTACATCAGCAACGGTAACAGGAACGATCAATGCAACGAGCGGCACATTCACCAATGTGGAAATTCGCGGCAGCATCTACTTTAACGAGGATAGGTCGTACTTCCTCAACCCGAATTACAACAACGGCTCATGGTACATTTATCTTCCGAAATTCCGCGTAGATGATACTTCGGCATACTTCTCTGGAACGCTACAAGCGCCAGGAGGAACCATTGGTGGATTTACGATTTCGACAAGTTCGATTTATAAATCGAAAACGGCGTACAGCAACACAACGGCTGGTGTATACATCGGTACAGACGGCATCGGTCTCGGCGCAGGCACATTCTATGTAACCAGCGCAGGATACCTTTATGCAACAAGCGGCAAAATTGGCGGCATGAGCTTGGCGGCAAGCCAGATGTATTCAAACAATTTCATTCTCGGTACGGTGTATGATGCAAACGACTCGACAAAGTCATTTACGACGCTGTCCTTCGGTGAAACGAGCGGATCAACCTTCACCGCTACGACGGTACTGACTAACAGCGGATGTTACATGCAAGCCCTCTCAAGTAACGCTATCGCATGCGGTGTCATTCGTGTACAGTCGATACGCGCAGACGCGAGTATCAGCGCGAATACGGGCTTTTACTTCGGTTATTCGGGCGGCTCGACGCAGTACTACGCGGAATTGTCATGGAGCGGACAGATAATCTACTTGAAAATTTACAACAGCGCAGGAGTGCAAACCGCACTTACTTCAGCAAAGACTTTCACCGTTCATTACGCATGTATCTGGGGCGGCGATACGACATGGAACGCAACCGTTGCAAAAGGCTCCAGCAGCACATCTGTTGACACAAATGCATTCTGGGGTATCGACTATGCGACATTCAACTATTCCAGTTCGAACAAGGCGCAGCATACCTATTACTTCACGGTATCTGGTACAAGCGCAGCCACCACGATTACAAGCTACGGTTCCATCGTACCGTGGTCGAACAACACTTACGATTTAGGATCGGCAGCATACAAGTGGCGAAACATATACGGTCAAGCAGGCGTTGTAAATACTTCCGACAGGAACGAGAAATTCGACATACTGCCGCTGGCAGAGGTTTACGATAGGATTTTCGATAAGCTTGCGCCCGTCACTTTCAAGTATGTGGAGAACACCAGCAACAGAACGCATATCGGATTGGTGGCGCAGGATGTCAAAGACGCGGTGCTGGAAGCAGGACTAACAACAACGGAATTTGCAGGCTATTGCGAGTGGGAGAACGAAGACAAAACCATCGGCTGCGGCTTGCGTTACAGCGAATTCGTAGCAATGAACATCTACGAAATCCAGCAATTAAAAGCTCGGATAAAAGAGCTTGAAGAAAAAATCAAATTAACGGAGGAAAACAATCATGTTACTTAAATTCATTTTGGACGCAAACGAACCGCTCAAGCGTTTATCGGATAAGCGCTTCGCAAGCTACAAGAAAATGCGCGAAATCGTAAGGTTGCGCAAGCTCGTCGAGCAGGAGGTGGAAACCTATACTGCAGAGGAAAAGAAAGCGGTAGGCGTTTATGCCGAGGTGGACAAAAACGGAAACCCCATGTTTCTTGAAGACGGCAGACTTTGCTTGAAGGACATGGACGCAAAGGTCGCATTCGAAAAAGAGATTGCGGCTTTGCGCGAGACGGATATTGAGGATATCCAGCCAGTGATTCTCACGGAGGCGGATTTCCTTTCATCGAGCGATTACCCCACACCCAGCGATGTACTTGCACTTGAAGGCATCGTAAACTTCGAAGACTAAAACAAAAGGAGGCAGCTATGGAACTGATCACCACGCTGGCAGCGACGATCACGGCACTCGGCGTGATTTTCGGTGTCATATTCGCCATCTACAAATGGTACTTAAAGCAGGAGAAGCAGGACAATGACATCAAGGCGATCAAAGAGGAACAGACGATTTTGACGCAGGGCGTTCTTGCCTGTCTCAAGGGCTTAAAGGAACAGGGTTGCGACGGACCCGTAACCATCGCTATCAAACAAATCGAAACGCACCTCAATAAGCAGGCGCACAAATAATAGGAGGAACATAACATGACAACTTTTACTGAATTCGCAACCATTCCCGCAATCGCAGCAATCGTATATACGATTCTCGATATCGCAAAGACCGCAGCAGGCGGCACCGAGAAATTCGTTCGTTTTATCCCGCTCATCGCATGCGTACTCGGCGCAATTCTCGGCGTAGTTTCTTTCTACTGCGTACCTGGAGTAATGGAGACATCGAACATTCTCGTAGCGATCGTAATCGGCGCATCGAGCGGTCTCTCTGCAACCGGCACAAACCAGGTCGTAAAGCAGCTCACTAAAGGCAAGACGGGTGAGTAAAATGATGTTGCATATCTACATCGTGGAAGCAGGCGACACGCTGTGGAGCATTGCAAAAAAGCACCTCGGCAAAGCCGCGCGGTATCAAGAAATCGTGCGGCTCAACGGGTTGAAAACAGCGACGCTAACAGCAGGACAGGCACTTCAATTGCCATGCGCATAAGGAGGTCGCCATGAAGGAACAATTCAAGAAAACATTCGCCGCAGCGCTCGTCGAAAGATTGTGGCTGCGCGGTCAAATAACAACGCAGGAACGCGACAAAATGCAGCGCGAAGTGGCGGAAAAATTGGCAAAAAACAATTGCTAATTCTTTATGTTTCTTCGGTTTTTAGCTGGACTTTCGCGATTCTTTCTGGTATCCTTGCCCCTGCCCTTGAAAGGCGGGGGCAAAAAAATTTACACAGGTTCAAGTCCACTACAACCGAAGGAGGTAAAAATGCAAAAGAAACGCGTAGTCGCGTATGTAAGAGTATCGACAGCAAGCTCGGCGCAGCTGCACAGTTACGAATTCCAAGAGCAATACTGGCGCGGCAAATTCGAAAACGATCCAGAGAACGAGCTGGTCGGCATATACGCGGACAAAGGAATAAGCGGCAGCAGCATACACAAACGCCCGCAATTCCTCATCATGATGGAAGACGCCCGCAACGGCAAGTTCGACGCGATACACTCAAAATCAGTATCGCGCTTCGCCAGAAACACGGTGCAACTGCTGGAGGCGGTGCGAGAGTTACGAGACCTCGGCATCGAGGTGGTGTTCGAAAAAGAAAACATAAGCACGATGCAGCCGACAAGCGAGGTGTTCCTCACAATAGCAGCAACGATAGCGGAAAACGACTTGCAGGTCGACTCCGATCGCCAACGCTGGTCGATAAGACACCGCTTCGAAAACGGCTGGATCAGCATAGGAAACGGAATGTACGGATACAGGATGGTAGATGGCAACACGCTGGAAATCATACCGCATGAGGCGGCGGTGGTACGACGCGTATTCGAT